CCCGCCCGATGTGCTGCGGGTGAACGAGAAGTTCATCCAGGAATTCTACGTTTTCAACGTGCTCGGCTTCATCCTGACTACCAACCACAAGACCGACGGCATCTATCTGCCGGCCGACGATCGCCGGCATTACGTCGCCTGGTCAGACCGCAAGAAAGAGGACTTCACGCCGGAATACTGGAACGAGCTTTGGGGCTTCTACGCCGACGGCGGCCTCGAGCATGTCGCCGCCTACCTCACCGAACTCGACATCTCCGACTTCGACCCGAAGGCGCCGCCGCCTAAAACGCCGGCATTCTGGGACATCGTCAACGTGAGTCTGGCGCCGGAGGATGCCGAACTCGCCGATGTGATCGACGAGCTAAAGGGTCCTGACACTGCAACGCTGGTGGAGCTGATTGCAGCAGCAAAGGGTGAGATCGGCGAATGGCTAATGGATCGTAGAAATCGCCGTGCATTGCCCCACCGGTTAGAGCGCTGCGGCTACGTCTCCATTCGCAATCCCAACGCCAAGGACGGCCTCTGGAAGCTCAAGGGAAGGCGCCAAGTCATCTACGTGAAGACGAGCCTCACTCCTCAAAAGCGGGAAGCCGCCGCGCGGAAATTCGCCGAGGCTAACCAATGACCGGTCAGTGACCGGTCATTGATCAGTGGTGGTCAGTGGTCCTCCTCTTTGTTCTTTTTCTCTTAAATTATTGAAATGATTCAAATATATCGCGCGCGCGAGAGGGGAATTAAACAGATAGAGGATCACTGACCACCACTGACCAGCGGCTGCCGGCGCTCAATAGGGCGCGCGGACGCTGGCGCCATCGGCGCTGAATGCCTACCGCGCGGCGTCACCCGTTGACCAATCCAACAGGAGGAAAAAATGTCTGACTTCATGAAGGTCATACAATCTTTTGCCACTAAACTAATGCCTCGAACCTAGAGCATCAGGAGGCGGCACGCCAAATGATCAAGACGTTGGCCGACGAGCTGCCCGCGCAATCGAAGTTGCGGCGCCTCATTTGGCGTTTCGACGATACAACGAGTAACTGCGGAATTTCCCGCAGTTGGTCGAACCGCTACCGAAACCATTGCGTCCAGCCGCGGCCGAGATAGGCTGACCGCCCTCACGTCGATGGGTTCTGCCATGCGTCGCCCGATGCGACCCAGTAACCCCCTCACCAGCCTTCATCCCCGAGGCGGCGGCCAAGGCCGCAATGACCGCGGCGGCGCCTACAACAACAGAAGGTGGCGACGGCTTCGGCGCCGCCAGCTCGCGCGCCAGCCGCTGTGCGAGCGATGCCTTGCCGTCAGGCTTGTACGCCCCGCCGAGGTCGTCCACCACGTAGAACCGCATGACGGCGACCGCGCCAAGTTTTGGTACGGCAAGCTCGAAAGCTTGTGCCGTAGCTGCCACGAGAAGGAGCATGGCCGCACCAATGACGCGCCATGGACCGGCACGGATGGATGGGCACTGCCGCCCGAGCAGCAGGCTCAACACCAGCGCGAACAGATGGCCAAGCTAATGTGGGAGATCGATGATGACGAAGACGAGCGACGAACTGTGCGATCGTATCGCCAAGGTCATTCGCATGGACGATGACCCAACCGACGTGTTCAACGCATTGATCGACGCCTACGCATTTCAGATGTCGCTGCTCACATGTCCCGATTGCCGCAAGCAAGCCGCACGTGCACTCGCGCAAACTATCCCAGCAATGCTCGAACACGCTAACGCGCTCGCTGCCGAATATGCCACCGCGGTCGGCACGGAGATGCCCAGCACGCACATGTGCCACTGATTGACCATAGCTAAGTCATTGATATCAGGGGGGTATTTGACTTTCGGCCGCAGGAGGGACCCGGCGCGGCGCGCCCGCAGGCCACTTGCGCTAACGTTGTCGATTGTTGGGGGCCCCCCGCCGCTTTGCTTCGGCCATCCGTCCTCGCCGATTTCGGTCGGGACCAGCAGGCGCCCGTGTCGGATCTCGTGGCATTCGCGGCACAAGCTTCTCAGCTTCCCGGTCAGGAACTCGTTCCAGTTGCGGTGGTCTTCGATGTGGTCGGCGACGGTGGCGACGCGCACTAGTCCGCGCTCGAGGCACATCTCGCACACCGGTTGCTTGTTCAGCTGGTGCCGGCGCAGCCGCCGCCAGCGTTCGAGCGTGTACCAGGTGCGCGGGTGGTCGGTCCACGGCGCTGGGCGACGGTGACCGGCTCTGTTGTTTGCTATCATGGTGGCAGTATTCTAGCGAAGAACGTCAGCCTCAGGAGCACCCCGCCGATGCCGCGCAGAGCCGCCGCCGCCCTCTCCGTCATTCCCCGTGTCCCCGGTCGCGGGCGTCCGCCGCCGCCGTCCGACCTCGATCCGCTCGAGCAGAGAATTTGGGGTGAGGTGCTCGACGCGCTCCCCGATCACTGGGTCGACTCGGCCGGGTGCCTGATCCTGCGCCGGCTCGCGGCGCAGTCCGCGGTCTGCGAGCGGCAAGAGGCGCGGCTTCGTGAGTTTCGTGCACAGCTCGCCGACGATAGCAAGGAAACCGCCGAGCTTGCGTCTCAGCATGGCGTGCTGGCGAAGAACGTCGCTTACTTTCTCGACCAGCTTCGTGCTACACCCAAATCGCGGTTGCGGCCGCCGGTAGCAGGCTCGAAAGTAGAGCGGCACGCTTCCGATTGGCGCCCGTGGGAGATCCGCGATGGTCAAACGGCGCAGACCGAGCAGTGACGAGATCACCGGCGCCGACATTATCGCGTTCATTCATCAGGTCTGTTTAGTTCCCGAGGGTAAGCTTGTCGGCCAGCCGCTTGTATTGCAGCGATGGCAAAAGGATTTCATCCACCAGATCTACGACAACCCCCACGGTACCCGCCGTGCGATCCTTTCCGTCGGGCGCAAGAACGCCAAAACAACCCTCTCCGCTTGTCTCCTACTCGCGCATCTTTGTGGCCCACCGGCGCAGAGTCGGCCGAACAGTCAACTGTTCTCCGCGGCGCAGTCCCGCGATCAGGCCGCGATCATCTTCAACCTCGCAGCCAAGATGGTGCGGCTTAATCCTGCGCTAGCGCGGATCGTTTCCATTCAAGAGACGGCGAAGAACTTGATCTGCGTCGCGCTTGGTACACGTTATCGGGCGCTGAGCGCCGACGCTTCGACCGCATATGGACTCTCGCCGAGTTTCATCGTGCATGATGAGCTTGGGCAAGTCCGTGGCCCGCGATCCCCGCTCTACGAAGCGTTGGAAACGGCGACGGGTGCGCAGGAAAATCCGTTGAGCATCATTATCAGCACACAAGCGCCGACCGATGCGGACCTGCTCTCCGTGTTGATCGACGACGCGCTCGCTGGGCACGATCCGCACACCGTCGTCAAGGTCTACACCGCACCGACGGACCTTGATCCGTTCGACGAAGCGACGATCCGGCTCGCTAATCCTGCATTCGGCACGTTCTTGAACGCCAATGAGGTGATGTCTATGGCTGGGGCCGCTAAGCGTATGCCGGCGCGCGAGGCTGAATACCGCAATCTGATTCTCAATCAGAGGGTCGAGCCTACAAACGCATTTGTCGCCCCCGAGGTGTGGAAAACGTGCAATACGCCTGTGACCCCGCTCACCGGGCTTACGGTCTATGGCGGCCTCGACCTTTCCGAGGTGGCGGACCTCACCGCGTTGGTTCTGATCGGATGGAACGGGCAAAAGTGGCAGGTTCATCCGACGTTTTGGCTCCCGTCCGTTGGGCTAGAAGAGCGGGCAATGAGCGACCGAGTACCTTACGATGTTTGGCGCGATCGCGGTTTCTTGCAGGTGACGCCGGGAAAGACTGTTTCTTATCAATTCGTCGCCGGGCAACTGCGCGATTTGTTCCGCCGCTATAACATCCGGAAGCTCGCGTTCGATCGCTGGAACTTCAAGCATTTGCAGCCTTGGTTGTTGGAGGCCGGGTTTAGCGAGCAGTTCATCAAGGATCACTTCGTCGAGTTTGGCCAAGGTGTCGCCAGCATGTCGCCGGCGTTGCGCGACCTGGAGCAGGTCATTCTTTCAGGCGAGCTTGCGCACGGAGGCCATCCGGTTTTGAACATGTGCGCTAATTTTTCCGTCGTTGTGCTGGACGACGCTGGCAACCGAAAACTGAGTAAGAAACGCTCGAACGGACGAATCGATGGCATGACGGCGCTGACGATGGCGATCGGTGTCGCACCGTTGCGGCCGCCGGTGATAGACGTAAGAGCGCTCATAGGATAACGAAATACACCCCGCGGCACTGTTCGGGCCGCGGGGTGCTCTGTTCAAAACCAACTCTCGACGACGGCCAGCGAGTCTCCCGCCGCGGTGTGGACCTTACGTCAACCGCGGACAAAACGCTATGATTACGCCCCTCTCCCTCACTGACGCTGAACTCGGCGTCATCATGACTGCTGCCCGTCAGCTTCAGTGGCACCAGCGCGACGGATTTTTACGTCGTATTGCTGAGGTTCTCGCTGCGATGCCGCATCAGCGGGGAGAAGGGGCGGTTTATCGCGCGATCGCTGGCGTTTGGCGCGAGCATTTTGATCCGCCGCTTCATACTGACCCCTGCGCCTGAACGCCAAAAAAGAGCCCCGAGAGCAAGCTCTCAGGGCCAGTTCCAAATGCGCCGCCAATTTAACGGAGGCGCCCTCATGCTGACAACCGTTTGGGCTTCTTCGGGGGTCCGTTCCCCTCGGGATAGCGTGTTTTTGCGTCGTCTCTGCGCGCTGCTAGTGCTCGACGAGACCCGGCCCCGTCCGCCGGGCGGCTGGAGATGATTGGAATGGCACTGTCGAGAATCGAAGATGCCTTCCAAGAGATGCTCGACGCGCTAAACGGCTACCCCCTGTTCACAATGACGCAAGCAAAGAGGCTGATCGG